ACTTCCTTCGCGCAGCGTCTTTAGGTCCCGGATTGTCCGAGGTTACCGCTGTTTTGAGTTTGCTGCCAGGGTTGGCACGGCGATAGGCTTCGACGCCCTTTTGCGTCATGCCTGCGCCCTGCTTGGTCGGTCGAAAGTTACCGCTCTTGACCGACGTCGCAATGCCCATGCCCTTGGACTTAGCCATTACTGTGCTGCTCCACCGTAAAAAAGCAGCGTTACGCTGGTGACATTGACATCGTTGACGTCAATAAACACACCATCATCAAACAAAATACCCATGTCCGGGATGATGAGATCACTGGCCCCTGCCGAAGCAGGCGTGTTGATAGTCATTAACGCAGTGCCCGAAGAGGTGCTGCCGTTCTTCAGGGCAAATGAAGATGCTGTGGCCGTGTTGGTGAAGTACACACCAATCACCCGCGTGCGCCCAGCAATCGCGTGGGCATCGGCAGTCTTGGTGACTGCCTGGATATTACTGGCGCTCATCAGAGCCTCCTATTAAGAGGCTTGCGTAAAGGTGATGCCAGCAGCAACCGCGCAAAAGCCCTTAGCAAACCAATTTGTACCGTCGCTGATGACAGTGACCATATCGCCAGCCACCGCTTGGCCATCAACAAAAGAGATGGTGTCATCGGCGGTTCCTGTATCACCAGCCACGCCCGCTGCATTGACCGCTTGACCCTTAATAATGTTTGCGCTTGATGCAGTTACTATGGTGTAACTGGCACCGGAAGGGGCCGTTTTAACAATAAAGGTGTAGGTCAATCCGGCTACAGGAGCAGGCAGTGTTGTTGCAAATTCAGTAGCTGAATTCAAGAAAAACGTAGTACCTGATTGCGCGGCGGTCAATGTGGAAGCATCGGTCAGCTCGGTGTAGGCAACTGCGCCTGTAATGTTGCCGATGAACCCATTGTCAGATATGACTGGGCCGCTAAAGGTTGTGTTTGCCATTAGATCCTCACATGCGATGTCGGTGTATTAGTCTGCATGTCGTCAGCCGGGACTGTCTAATACACCGGGCTAACCCCGGAATACAGGCACTGTAGCACTATGGCGCGGAGGATGCAATGCCGTTATAGACCCACCGTTTTTTACCACAATCGTAGATCCTTCTTGCACCCATCAAATAGGTCATCTCTGCCTCAGATCGTGGGTCAGTATCGGCGTCAAAAAAGTCTGTACTTCCATGTTCAATCAGACGTTTTTGAATATTTTTACGCTGATAGTGGCTCTTGGGCCAAAGCCCCGTTTTTTGGCTCCAAACCTGATAGTCAGCGGGAATCTCTTCCTCAAGTTTAAAACCTAACTTCTCGTACATGCCTCCGTCAAAGTAACGATTGTCTGAGAAACTCTTAATCACCACGTCTCCATGGTCTTGCAAAAAGGCCCGAAACAGACGTGATGCAGCTCCCACTACGGTGATGCGTGTTGCAAATCGAGACAGTGTCCAAACCCGTTCCGTGGCCCCACGATCGTTGGCTCCAAAAGTAAACCGCATACACGCAACAAGCGCATCGCCATGGTAAAGACCGTAGTGAATGCCTGATCCATTGCCTCCTTGCGGATGGTAACGGTCATAAAACCTCCTGGCATCCAGTGAATCAACCTTGCGTAAAGCACACTTCCTTGCCATCAACCTGCCTTTGGACCTGCCAACAGCATTTCTAAGCAACCTTCGGACAGCGAACTCGTGTTCCTCCCATTCTGACTCAAAGATAGTAATCAAACGGATACCAAGATCGCGACAATCTTGATGCTTTTGAACATGCTTACGCTTGTTTTCCAACTCGTCTTGGGCACTCTCATGGGAATGCCAATACATCCCGCAATATTCAACGGCCAGACGGTGTTCAGGTAGGTAAATATCAAGCTCCTTGCCTCCCAGTATCTTTCGGTTTCGGGTCTCAACCGGTGTGAACATTGACAAAAAACGTCCGACTCTGTCTTCTTGTCTTGACAGTAAATGTCCACATTGTGGACACCCGTGGGCTCGCTTTAGGTGATGTTCCGCTGTTTGGGTAAAAACGCCATGCTCCTTGCAGTGAATCTCAAGTTTTGATCTCGCACCCAGGTAAACCGTACTACTGTAATCGTACCGATTTCCGTGGACACCCAGAGCTTCCTCAACAAAGCGATCACCAAAGACTCGTTTTTTGGTGTCGGCGGTTTTCTTAGCGGCACTTGAGATGTTGAGTCTTTTTCCACGACTCAAGGCACCACAAGACGGACACCCTTGCTTTTCGTATAAATGCTTAAGTGGTGTAATGAAAAAATCACCGTGATCCGCACAGGTCACGGTAATCTTAGTTGTCATGTTGACGTATTGTGTTTTTTCGTAGCCATAGCGACTGCGATGAGCCTCAGAAGCTCTTTCCGCAAACTCCACAGGATCCATCCGTCTGGATTGGATACGCTTTTCTTCACCACATCGAGGGCATCCTGCTCCGTTTTTACGCAATTGTGCTGAATACTGTTGAAAGGGTCCGTGTTGAAAGCAGACGATTCCCGTTATAGGCTTAAGCGCAGAAACATAAATAGCTTGTGAAAAGTCGTAGCGCTGACGAACAGCGTCAGGAAATTTTGCAACAACTTGTTGAGTAGTAAGCATAACGGCTCTCCTGTATGTAATGTTGCCTATTATACATGGGATTACCGATTATGCGAAAAGAAAGGCCGCCCGAAGGCGGCCTCTCGCAATCAAGCTAAGTGCTTGATTTTATGCAGCTCCAGGGCTTCCAAAGAGGCCTCGTGGATCACTGAACCCAAACGAGTACCTCTCACGCGCCTTGTACCTTACGTTACCGGTGTCGAAGTCGCCTTCAAAACCAGTACGCATAGCCACGCGCTCAAACATCTTCATGCCGTTAGGTGCATCCGTCTTGATGAAGTATGCATCTGGGTCGGTCAGGAAGTGGTTGACCACATAACCCTGCGGAATCATGCCCATGTTTTTGATGGCATTGATGTCGTTGTCTGCTGTTCCAACACGCAGCGTGGACTTCATGATGCGATCAGCGGTAAACATGAGCTCTTTCGGGATGATCAACTTCAAACCTTGGACAGCGATCTTCAGGCCACGTTCATCGGTGAACGCTGCGATGTCGATCAAGGACTGCTCAAGCGAGGTTTCCGAAAGGTCAGCAGGGGTAGCCAGCTCGTTAGCCAGATCAGGGCCGCCAAGGGTCGGGTGATCGAGCGCGCACAAGGGCTTGCCGTCGCCACCAAGCGAGGTGGTGAAAGCGCCGTTGAGCACCGCAGCAGCTTTGATCTGCTTGGTTTGCGCCATGGAACGAGCCAAAGCCTTGGTATAACGCGCTGCAAGACGGTCGTAGAGGTTGTCCTCAACGGCTTCTTCGGTCAGCGAGAATGCCAAAGCAATGGTTTCGTGGGTGTAGCGAGCGGTGTAAACCTCTTGCGCGTTGTCGTATGCGACACCAGCGCCTTCAGTCTTGACCGGAGCCTCACCAAACCCGGATTCCATGACTTCCTCTTCAAACGCACGATCAGAAGACTCGACAGCATAGATCTGCAAGTGTTCGTTCTCGTAGTTCTTATACTCCAGGCCAAAAAGGGCATTGAGTCCAGGCTCAAGCTCTTTAACCAGTTGGGCACGTGAAATTGCCATGATTAAGCTCCTTGTCCAGCAACACCAGCACTGCCGTACAGGTGCTCATTGATCTTCACAACAACCACGGCATTGGTCCCAAAGGTGTTGCCTGGGACATCCCATAGACCAACAATCTTAAGGTTTAACGCTGCGGTTTTTGCAATCGTCGAAGAGTCGAGTTCCATGCTGGAAACACCTGTGGTGGTGCTGCCGCCGGTGCCTACGATGTCGGCGTTTTTACCGATATCAGTCTGCGCAACAGACTCATCAACCTGGATGATAAACAGTTGACTGGGGTCATCAATCACGTCTGCCGTGATCTTGCCCTGGGTGATATTCACCGAACCGGGATAGAAGTTTTTCCAGGTCGGCTTGCCTGTGGTGGGATCAATGTAATTACAACCATTGAACACGCCAACTGCTGCGGTGTGAGTTGCTGGAGCAAATTTCACCAGATACCCATCATAAACGGTGACTAGGTCACCCTGATAAATAGCGCCTGATTGGTTATCTGCGATTTCATAGCCATACTGCTTTTGAGCGCCAGTGGCCGACAGATTACCAAGCGGACGCAAACCAAAGGGCTTATCTACGTTAGCCATTTGTCGTTCCTTTTAAAAAGTTAAGTTTCAGCCGAAGGTCGGCTGCCAAACGTCGTGCGAGAGCGGCGTTCAGGAGCGTTGATGCGCATCGAATCATGCGCGTTGGATTTCAACAGCTCGTTGTCAATCGCTCTTTGTTGATCGCGTGCTCGGTTCAGGTAATACGCGTTGCGTTCCTGAGCGGTTTCCTCGGGGATACGGGCAAGGACTAAAGCGCCTACGCCAATTACACCAGCATGTCTGCCGTCTTCAATCGATGCAGAGGTGAAGTCAGGATGCTCGTCAGCCCGCACGAGTTCATAGCCCTCGCGCAGCTTTGCTGTGACATTCATCCGATCATCAAATCCCATCGTCTCGCGACGAATCCAGCGGTGCTTGTATCCATCCGGTGCCGGAGGAGCGTCTAATTTAGAAGGAGGTGCCCAGGGCTTACGGCGCGCAGTCTTCTCACGAGTCACTGCTGCTCGTGATTCACGGCGTAGTTTCGGCAACGCGGTTGCAGAAACATCTTGTGTTTGCTCGTCCATGGTTTATTCCTTCACGTACTTTGCGTATTCCTCTAACGGAACACCTAGTCTTTTGGCAATTGCGACCTGACTCGGGGTCAGTTTCACAGTGCGGCGTGCGCTTTGGTTCACACCCGAAGAGCGTGACGCAGGGGCAACCGTTTGCACGGGACGGTTGGCTGAACGGTTCATACTATCAGAACGAAACTTATGTGGGAAGGCGTCTTTGATGCGTCGATCCAACTCTTCGTAGTAATCGTCGCCTCGCGGATCAAAACCTTCTTGCGATACCAGCTGAATATGGATGCCTCGGACCGCTGCCGTCATCGCAACATCCTTGCCAAACCACTCATTCTTCTCGGCCCATTCCTCAGCACGCGGATCGGGCTGCGGCTGTTGCGGACGAGCGGCTTGTTGTTGCTGATAAGCCTGTTGCTGTTGAGCCTGTGCTGCGCGCTGGTGTTCATACGCCTCACGCTGCGCGGCTTCTTCTTGCAAGCGACGCTGGTCAACAAGGATAGCGGTCAAACGCTCATGAGCTTCCGTTTCGGTGTCAATGTCACCTTCCTCACGGGCCTTTTTCATAATTTGTTTGAGTGCCAGAACTTGGGTGTCAATACGTCCCTTGGCCTCGCCCATGCGCTGCGTGTCCGCGTGCGCGTAGCGCTGCTCGGCATCGCGAATGCGAGCCTGCATCTGTTGCGCTACGCGAATCGCCTCTTGCTCACGACGCTCGGTTTCGCGCAAACGTGCGGTTAGCTTATCAATACGCTTTTGAACCTTGTCGCTGTACTGATCAAGGTCATCGCTTGTGGTTTGTTGTTGCCTGGGTGTTTCAACCGCAGGCGGTTCAGGCTTTTCAAGCTGCTCTGCGGTGCCGTCTTCATTGATGGCAACGGTAGCAGGCTCTTCGTCTTCGCCTAGCTTAAATTCCAGTTGTTCATTGGCCATGGATTGTTCCTTACATGTGGACGATATCTTGCGGGTCATTGATTACGCCGAGCACTTCGTCATCGTTGATAAAACGAATCTCGCCGCCGTCAATCGGGATGCGCGCGCCTGCGTAACGACCAAAGATGATCCAATCACCTTCCTTGCACCACGCACCGTCAGGAAACTTCTCCTGATCATAGTAGGCAAGCGGTCCTAAATGCAGCACGTAGCCCACGGTGGTAGCCACCTGGGTGCGCTTTTGGGTTTCCTCAGACAAGGCAATGCCGCCTTTGGTTTTCTGTGCGCCGCGATAAGGCAGGATAGCGATACGCCATCCGGTTGGTCGTGGCAAACGACTCAGGACGCTGCCTTCGATCAACTGCGGATCAAAGTTGCCTTCCTTGTCATACGCATCGTCCAACGCGGGCTTGCGCTGGGCTTCTTGCTCCTGCCACTTCTGTTCAAGTGCCGTTAATGCCATCAGAGATTCTCCTCTCGCTCGTTTAAAAGATCTTTGACCGTGACCTCAACAAGCTTGAGTGCCTCTAAGCGACCCATCAGAAAACGATATCGTTCCATATCAGGAACCGATCCGTTAAGCACGAGTCCTTCCGTGCTCTCACGTAGTGTTCTAATTTCTCTCAGTATGCGTTCGACTAAGTCAAGCATGGTCACAGCCCATGAAAAAGCAGGTGGTTTAGCCCCCACCAGAAGGGCTCGGAATTAGCAAATGCGGGTTTTCTTCGTCCGCATCACTTTACCCTGGCCACGGCTGGTCACAAGACCACCTTTGGCTTTCTTTTGTACCGATCCCATGTCGGGAGGCGAAGGCGGGGGACCTTTGTCTTCGGTGTAGACATCCTTGTCCGCTTTCTTCATGTCTTCCAGTGAAGGAAAACGCTTTTCCTTTGGTGCAGCCATAATTAATGCTCCTAGTAGATTTTCACAGGACGATTGCCGTCCTTTTTCTTGACCGTCATAAACGGACCTTGCACACCGGCAGGGGTGCTGCCAGCCTTGTACTTACGTGACTTGCCTGCGGCGCTGTAGGCAATGGCAGCGGCTTGCTTAATTGCTTCGCCCCTGTTTTTTGGCTTACTGGTTCCGATGGAACCCGTTTCCTTGTACTTCTTGATCATCTCGCCAATGTTGCCTGAGATGACCTTCTGGCTCTTGCCTTGTTTAAGCGGCATTGCGACTTCTCCGTTGGTTGATCGCCTGCACCTGCTGTGCGCGGCGGGCGTTTTGATCCATCATGGCTGCGCGCTCGCGCGCAACCGTAGCACGCTCGGCAGCAATGCGCTCTTGCGATTGAATACGAGCCTGATTGGCTTGTTGATTGGCCTGCGTGCGCTGCTGCTCGACCAACAGACGCTGCCTGTCGATTTGCTGCTGGGCTTGGTCGTCTTGCGCACGGATCTGGAGCTCTTTTTCTTTGAGCAAGACCAACGGATCAGGTCCCTGGCCTTGATTACCCATCAACTGGTTCTGGAGATCGCGAATCTCTTGCATGTACATGGCAGTCTTTAGCGCAATCGACGCTTCACGCTGTAAATCAGACACCATGCGGTCAGGATCTTTGCCATAGGCCATAAAGAGCTCGGCCTCAGTCGCTTCTTCGGCCTTCAAGCGCACATGCTCAAGGATATGCTTTTGCAAAATCATCGCGGCCATGGGCTGCGCCTGCAACATGGGCGATAAACCCATCATCAAGTGCGATGCGATGTGCGCATCATGCTGTTGCCCTGCAAAAGCCTTCAATTCCATTGCATCCAGCACGTCACCGTTCTCCGTTGCCGGATCTTTTGGCATTTGTGTGCGCTGCGGCTTCAAAATGCTGTCGATATCGCGCACATTCATCGCGGTATAGACGCGATAGTAGGCCTCATAGAGGTTGTGCATCTGCGGTGCGGTCTGCGCCATCTGCAACTGCATCTGGGCAAGCGTCAAACGCTGTGCTGACGAGAAAATATTGGGATCTGAGACCGGCTGGACGGCAACAAGGTTGTTGAAGTCCGCTTTTTTGATCTTTCTCGACGCTCCTGGCACGTCATAAGGGTACTCATCTGGCAAATACATGCCAAAGCCCTCAGCCAGCAGCTGAAACTCCTCTTTTAGAGCGTAATGCAGCCGTTTATGGATGGCCGACATGACCTGCGTGCCGCGTTCAAGCAGTGCAAGTGTCGTTCCGACCTGCGCCATTTGGTTGCCCTCGCCCACTTGCATGTCGGCGATGCTGGCAA